ATTTGATTGAGGGCGGGGTCGCTAAAAAATAGCCCCCCTCTCTTCTCGACTGCTACCCATCGAAAAATCGCTTTACGATTTCCTCTAAGCGCTCATCGTTACGCTTACGTGTCCCAGCTTTGCCACTTCGCCCCATCTCGGTATGTACCTTGACGTGGCAGCTATGGCATAGGGCGCATAGATTGCCGGGGTCATACATCAGTCTGCGTTTTTCAGCGTAGTTGATGCCGCATTCGACGGGCTTCCGGTGGTGTACTTCGGTAGCTGGTGTTATATAGCCCTCCGACTCGCACCGCTCGCATAGCGGATGGGTGGTAAGTACGTCACGCCGTAGTCGTAGCCATCTCGACGTGTTTATCAGCTTCATGTAGTCATTGTCCTTTGCCATTGTCGTATTTGTTTATTAAGTAGTTGAGGCTATCTAACAGACTCTGTTGCTTAGCTCGCTTATCTTCTAAGGCGGCACTTGCACGCTCATCTACCGTGCCTTTGCAGATGAGCTTGTAGACTGTGACAGGATGCTGCTGACCTTGGCGGTGCAGTCTGGCATTTGCTTGCTGGAATAACTCCAAGTCCCAACCGGTACCGAACCAGACTATGTAGTGTCCGCCTTGTTGCATGTTGAGCCCATAGGCAGTGCTTGCCGGATGAGCCAATAGCACGTCGATCTTACCGGCATTCCAATCGAGCAGTTGCTTCTCGGTCTCATACACTTCAACCTTATAGCCTTTGAGTTTGTTTACAATGCGTGGTATGTCGTGCTTGAACTGGTAGAATACCAACAGGCTGTTACCATTAGCCGCCTCCGCAATCTCGGCTAACTTATCGACCTTCTCACTATGCACCTCATGCGCATTGCGCTCATCATCGTAGACAGCACCATTGGCATACTGTGACAGCTTATTCATCAGACCGGCGGCGGAATTGGCTAATACATTGTTGGGCTCGTCGGTATGCTCCTGCTTGAACTCCAATACCTTTTCCCGCTCAAACTTTGTGTATGCCTCCATCGTCGACGGAGGCAACTCCACCGGCACATTGTGCACAAGCATATCGGGCAGCTGTAAATAGTCCTTCGCCTGCATGCTCAGACATATGTCGGATATGCGGTCGCGGATAATGTCATCGCATCCCTTCTTGACGCAGCACCGCACTATGATGTTGTTCCACTTGTGCACTTCAAAGTATGTATCGCGGTAGCGCGTTAATGACTTACCAAGTCGTTGGCCCATATCCAAACAATACATCTGCCCCCAGAGGTCTATCAAGCCATTAGGCGCCGGAGTCCCGGTGAGCCCTATTACTCGCTTCAACCCCGGGCGGGTTATGCGCATAGCTTTAAACCTTTGTGACTTCGGATTTTTGAAACTCGTCAGCTCGTCGATGACCATGGTGTCAAACGGTAGCCGACCGCCATACCGACCTACAAGCCAAACGAAGTTGTCACGGCCTAATACGTAGACATCTGCTTTCTCAGACAGAGCGGCGGCGCGTTGCTTTTCCGTGCCCATCACCTTAATGACCCTCAGCCCCGAAAGGTGGTCCCACTTAGCAGCTTCCGTTGACCACGTTGTCTCTGCGACCTTCTTAGGGGCTACAACCAACACGCAGCTAATCTCGCAGTCGTCAATCATCTCCCGGACGGCGGTAAGCGTAATGACGCTCTTGCCGAGTCCCATGTCAAGTAGTAGACCGCACTCGGGATGATCGATGACGAACCGTATGGCTCGCTGCTGATATTCGTAAGGGGCGTATCTCATAGCGCAATCTTATACCTTAGCTCAAGATGTCGAATAAGACAATCCACGTCGTCTTTATTGTCTATCACATACACGTCATGGTCCATGGCGCAAAGTTCGTCGATGCGTGCTTGTTGTATCTTCGCCGGCTTGCGCCCGCGGCTCTTTAGCTCCACCCACACCACGAAGCCACCCGGTAGTGCAATGAGCCTATCGGGGTAACCTACCATGTTGGGATTGGAGTATTTCAGGCAGGGCCACCCGTTCCTCTTTGAACGCGTAACTAAATACCTCTCGATCTCCTTCTCCGACACGTCGGCATGATGCACGATATTGCCGATGCTTTTGCCCGCTGAAAGGGGGGTGGCCACTCGCGTGCGCACGCGAGATACACCCGGATCATGTGTTTCGCGCTTACAATTTATTACTTTTCCCATATTATTTTTATTATATTACGTTTTTTATGTTTTTTAGCGGCCACTTTGGCCACCTTATATTTCATGCCTGAATATCAACTGTTTAATGGGTGGCCAAAAGTGTGGCCAAAGGGGGGGCCACATAGGGGTCATAATTCGTCTTCACTTACAGATTGTAACTTTTCGTAGAAAGTATATCTTAGCTTTTTACCGTCTGGCCCCCTATCTGGCCACCCATGTGGCCCCCCTCTTTTTCGGCCTTCAATCTTCTGCCATCCGAGCGATTTTAGGATGCACCCGATGCGCTGTGGACTATACTTCGATATGCCCGGATATGGACATGTTGTGATAATCTCATAGATTGCAACTTGCTCCCTTACAATGGTGCCATTTGCTTCCAGGCTATCATAATTACGGAAATAGTCGGTCCGCCTCTTTTGTTCATAGGTGCCCCAGTCTACCGGCAGAGGTATGGCGAGCCACTCATCCAGATAGTCACGTAATGGGTCACCCATAATCTCGTTAAAGTTCTCGGCATAGGCACGCATTTCAGCGTCACGTTCCTCCGACAGCATCAGTGGTTCGCCGGCCTTATAAATAGCATAGGCCTCCGCCCATATCTGCCCTACGTTCGCTTTTAGCTTATCGCGCCACCGCCTTACACCTACACCTCCGTCTACTTTAACGACCCAGAAACGGCGGTTACCCGACACGTCCTTCAGGAAGTGTTCGTTGTTGGTAGAACCAATCATTATACTATGCCTCGGGTTCTTGTTCCACTGGCGGGCGTATGCCGCACGGAAGTTATCCGACCTACTCGATATAAGGTCTTTTACTGCGTCCGTGTCTGCCGTTTTCATGCCCTTGAACTCCGGTATCTCGACAATCCAAGAGCGCTGCAGCGTCTCATATTGCTCCTTCTTGGCATCGGCAAACGATATGGCGCCGCGCCACCTGTTAGCCAGAGTCTCGGCAAAAGTACTCTTGCCGGTGCCTTGCTCGCCATAAAGAACTAAGCAATAGTCGAATTTTATACCCTCGCCATCATCAGGGTCAGTGTCAATAGCCCTGCCGACAGCCCCTGCCATCCATTTACGCGTCACGTCTCGGATGATAGGGGAGTCCTTCGCCCCGAGATAGTCTATCAGTAAAGTATCGACCCTCGGCACGCCATCCCACTGCTCCTTTGTAATGAAATCCTTCACGGCGTGAAATGCTCGCTCAGGGGCCGTCATTTTAAGCATCTTATCCACCATATTGTTTATGGACATATCTATCGAATACATCTCCGACAGATAGGCGCACATACGCGCTAATGACGTGTCGTCGACTTCGTCAACACCATGCGTGCCGATGAACGGGCACGACGGGTTAACAATGACATCTCTCTGACTAAAAAGGTCAAAGCGCACCATCTTGAAGTTGCGGTCATTAAGCATGATGGTCCGTAGCGTCTTAGGTGATGCTTTTATCTGCCCCTTCTTGTCATAGTCTATGTTAGCCATCCAGGCGTCGTCTTCACTCGCGCCTTCTTCGTCGTTGACGGCAATATCGGCAAAATCACCCTCAGCACTTGCCAACCGCTCCTTTGTGAGCAGTGTAGTAACATTCTTGTCCGCAGCCGCAAATTCTCGCATCCTGGCATACGACGGCAATTTCGTAACATCCTCGACCTTCTTACCCTCGTCCTGAATGCCGAATAGGTGGATACGCACTAAGTCGAACGCGTTACAAAGCCTTCCGCCGGCGGGGTCAGTCTCATGGTGTGAGTAAGCATATTTACCATCGTACGTCACACAGCCCCCGGCGACACTGCCTTTAGTGTATGTGTACCGCCCATCCGTAGCAGTCTTTTCGTACACGTTCGGCAGATACTTAGCTATTACATCTTCAATGCTGTAGGCACGACAAAAAGCGCCTATAATTCCCGGCTTTCCGGTAGGGTCACCGGCTTTTCGCATCTCATGTACTACCGCTTCGCCTTCTCGGCTCGACATTGCCCACTCGCTTACGTCATAAGGATTGCGATACGACGCAAGCACCTCGTCGACATCAAACGGCCGACCATCTTGACACCTGAAATAATATTCCCCGTCTCGGCTGGTACTTGGCCAATAGAATAGGCGAGCGAGCTGATAGGTAGTGTGGTCGAATAGTTCGATGCCTATACGCGCCGTCCAGTAACGGCACACGGGCTCATACTCTTGCGGTGTCATCTTCCGGCTTGCCGGCAGCACCAATCGCAACCTTGGTTTCTGCGGTGTGTGCTTATGTGTACTGTAAAGCATAGCAGCGCAGTCGAAGTTGAGGGTAAAATCCTCCCATATATCTGCGGTGCCATAGTCGATGTCGAGAGTAACCAGCGTACGATATTTTACATTGCGGGTCTTGCGTATACCATCGGAGAGATACCCGCCGACAAAGCCACCGACATCCTTTATGTTGCTCTGCTCCTCACGGCTCAGACGTGCATACTCCGCCATGCTCTCAGCGGTGCGGGTTGTATTCTCGCACCTGCTTACCAATTCGCTCCAGCGGCATATCTTGTTGCGCCACTTCTTCGAGAGTCGAGTCGGAGCTTCTGCAATCTCTACCATGCAGTCAAATAGTGTTCTGTCCATAGCGCATTAACTCCACTACCTTCCTGTAATAGTCATAAATACTCGTTTGACGGGATTGTATCTCAATCTCGCATTTGCCGCTTCTAACCGCCTTACCGTCATATTGTGTTCGGGGACACCATCTGCGTCCATCACTTCCATCACTTGCGGTATCGCCTTGCGCGGCACTTTAAATTTGATAATAATAGCCATATTTTTCTAATCTTTAAGGTAATACGGGGTGCTGTAGCCTGCCCCCTTGAGCGGCAGGTCATGACACCAATCAATAGGCTCGCTGAATAGCGCCTCGACATCGGCTAATGTTCGATTAGTCGGGGCTTCAACAATAATCTCGTCATGCACGTGGAAGACTATCGGCAGGCCTTTCCATCGGGCTCTGAGCATTACAGTGCCGAGAATGTCGCGGGCAACGGCCTGCACTATATTTTCAGTCAGTTTACCGCCGTAAGTCCTCACCGTCTCCCATTTCTTGGTAGTCTGGTTCAGCCCCTCATATTCAATGATGTCATGGTCGCCTCTCCATCCGTCATTAACCTCTGTACCCACATGTGCGCGCGGATAACACATAGTCCTTCCTGACGGCAGCGTGATAAGAAGCATCCCCCATCGGTAACTCACAGTTATGCTCCGGTGGATAGTTATGCTGTTTCCGGTCTTAATAGCCGCTATTGCTGCTTTTTCGACCACGACCCACAACCGCACTATATGAGGGTTAGCATCTCGCCACTGGTTCACTATTTGGCGCTCCTCGGCTTCACTCAGCCCCATTTTAGAGCCACCCATAGCTTCTAATGCAGATACACCCCCGCCATAGCCCAGAGCCAACACCGCTATTTTTCCTTTTTGGCGGAGATGGCTATTGGCGCCGTGCTTCTGCACCGGCACGCCGAACATGCGCGAAGCGGTGGCACAATAGATGTCGCCGCCTTCACGGAACACATCCAATACCCAGTTTTCTCCGGCAAGCCACGCAATGACGCGCGCCTCTATCGCTGAAAAATCGCAAACGTGGAAAATGTGCCCCGGTGCGGCAATAAATGAAGTACGTATCAGCTCGCTCAGCACCTGCGTCGGGTTGGCATAGTTTAACTCAAACTCATCTAAGTTGCCAACCTTAACCAGCGAGCGGGCAAAATCCAAATCGCCGAGGTGGTTTTGTGGCAGGTTCTGTACCTGTACCAGCCGCCCCGCCCACCGCCCGGTGCGTGCAGCGCCGTAGAACTGTAGCAGCCCGTGAATGCGCCCATCGTCACACACGCACGACAGCATTGCATCATATTTCTTATTGGAAGTCTTTGCCATTTCTCGACGCAAAGCCATTACACGGCGAGCCTTGGGCCAGTAGAATAACTCTTTATCTATATCATCGATGTTCTTCTTGCTGATACTCGCTATGCGTAGGCCGGTTGTCTTCTGCAAATAGTCTTTTATCTGAGATGCGCTGTTAGGGTTTTCCAACCCGGTCAGTTGCTGCATCTCCTTGAGCAATTTAGCCTTGTATTCCACATCGAAGCGAGCGGCATTCTCCACAAGACTACGGTCTATAAGTACACCCCGGTCATTAATCTCTTGGTCTGTTATATAAAGTAGTTCGTCGAAGTCGGGGGCCTCAAGTCGACGCAATTTGGCTAAAAGCGTTTGCTCTACCTCCACGTCGCGAATGCAATATTGCTTGAATACCTCCCACCTATCAGGCGCCGCACTCGGCAGATGCCGCACACCCTTTTGCCCCGGCACAGAGAAAAATCGGATGAGCGATTTACCCTCCATCATCTTTCCGTCTGTAAGCCGTAGGACTTCAGCGCACTGCCCCAATGACAGTGGTAGCCCCATACGGGCGGCGCGTACCATCGTGCACTTCCATTGCGCCGGGTCCATCGGTCTGCTATGTCCGAGATAGCGGCTTAAGCATATACGCTCAAATGACGCATTCCATGCGGTCTTAGTCACGCCGGGGTCGGTAAGAGCCTCACGTATACCTGCCGGTAATTCTTCGCCACCGGCGATGTCGACGCAAGCCACGGGGCCATTATCGATACTATAGGCAAATAGCAGAATGGCGAAGTCTGGCGCCTCGACATATTTATATACACCACATTTCGATAGATCGCGGCTACTGTACGTTTCAATATCTATGCCTAATTCCTTCATCCTATGCCTTGTCTAGTATCTTTACGGCTGAGTTAACGGCTTTGCCTAACACAGTCATAATAACTTGAAAAATAGCGTATACTACCGTTATCGGTAGCGACGCAATAAATACCAGCGAGTACACTATACTCACTATGGCAAAATATGCCGCATAAGCCGGATATTTAATTTTCCCCATAACGTTTTAGTAAGTTAAGTTACCCTCAGGCTAAGCCATAGAGGGTAACTATAGTTAATGAATAGTTTTATAGGTCGTCATCGTCCTCATTGTCGATGTCAGCAAAGTCACTCTCTGCGCTGGTGCGCCCCCCGAGTTTCTCATCATCTTTGAACTTCATGATGTTGTTTAGACCGCATGCCACACCGCGGTTGCCGTTTGTGTCATAGGCATAGAATGTCACCGACACTATTGCCCACACACCGCTGTATATCTCCTCCTCGTCGACGATGGGATTTCTGTTACGGTCTACGATACCGGGGCGGGTCTTACATTTGGCATTAAGATACATCATACCGGCGTATACATCATCGTCCTTATCATCGCCATCACGGAGCGGCAGGTCGAGTTTCTTAGGTTCTTTACCGCCCCATTTCGACGTTATGCCGACGGATTTGGCGGCTTCTATCGCTTCATTAATAGCTTTGATAGTAGCTTTTTCTTTGGCGGGGATAAGTACATTGGTCATGTACTTGGCGTTCTTATCATCGCCATCGGGGTTGTACTTGTTGAATACATGTGTGTAGCTCAGACGGCAGGGGCCGAAGACTACTTTGTTGCCTGTTACTTTAGGTGTAATCATAATTGTAAAAATTAAAGTTATACATCAATATCATTGAAATCTGTTACTGCAGTGTTATATTCCGGGCGCTTATCATCGATAGTGGCGAGTGTCGGCTTGCCTTGAGGCTTTGTTATATAGTCGGAGCACAGCATCGCAAAACGCTTTTTGCCTATCAGTTTCTCCAAGTCGCTAATGCCGAGTAGCGCCGCCGGCTTTAGATACTCAACACTCGCATAGCCATGTTCGGACAGTATCGACATAACGGCATTCTCATCGGTGATTTTGCGGGTACTTCTGCCCTCGACCAACTTATAACCGGGATAGGTGACACCCGACAGCGCTTGCTGCAATGTATAATCCTCCATGCTCGATACCCACGATTTTATTATGGGTAGCCAGGGCAGTATGTCGGAGGCTATCTTTTGCGGAGTGATGAGCCCGGTGTCGGTGTTGCTTCTTGCGATGCCGGTGCATCGGTCGGCTAATGCCTTACAAGCGCACTTCACCTTACAGAATTGGCACCACTCACCGGGATGCTGTTTACCATTGTAGCCGTATGCTTCTTTAGCTTTTGGGCGTAGTTCTTCCTCTGCCCATCTGAGCAACCTATCTACCGGCATCTCAAACTCGCTGAGATTGTCGATGCGTGGCTGCACAATGGTCATGCGTATGCGCTCAATGCGATACTCGAAACTATATTTAAGCCATGCCCCTAAGGCATATATTTTCATCTGCTCATTGTCGACGGCTGACACCTTTACGCCTTTGCCATATTTGAAGTCTATGACTTCCATAAGCCCGTCAGCGATGATAGTAGCGTCTGATGTGCCAAATGCCTCAGGCACGTATTCGCTGAAGTCCAATCGGGTCTCAACCAATAGCTGAGCATCGGGGGTAATAGAACGTGCGGCGTTGAGCTTCTCTAAGACTATGGTCTTGTACGTGTCGGTGTGTTCGTCCATTTCCCCGGTATGGTACTCGGCGTTGAGTTGCGCAATCTCGGCATCCTCGGCTGAGGTATCGGCGCCTAAAAAGGCCTTTAGCTTATGAGCGCAATAGGCATGTGCCAGTGTGCCCTCTAATGCGTAACTACTCTCTCCGTCGGGCATGTTAGCCTCTAAGCGTGGTGCAGCTGTGCAGTTCATCCATCGGTGGGCCGATGATGGGGATAATAGTGCATGTTGTTCCGGCATAGTGCTATGTTTTAAAATGGAGCCTCAGGGAAGCCGATAAATCCATCTTTATTTATCTCGAGTGCCTCGCACTCCGCTTTGAATGCCGCAACCTTGTCAGCGGCGTCGATGAGCGACGGCTTTTCATAGCCAAGTGAGATGGCTATTTGCTTAAACAAACCGGTAAGGACTTTGTGGTGTTTCTTGTAAGCCTCGCTGTCAGCATTGTCTTTGTAGTCTTGCCCCTCAAAGCGCTGGCGTGTTACGTGCATTATCTCGCGGATTTTTTCGGCTAGCTTCTTGGCGTCTGTCGGCTCTTGCACGGGTGCCGCCTCTGTCGGTGTTGCCTCGGCTTGTTCCACTTTGGCGACTTCTTCGGATTTAGGCTTTATCTCAATCTGAGTCTCTGCCGAACCTTCAGTGGCTCGCACTGCCATCTCAATGCTCGCTTCTGCCCGTGTCTGGGCGCCTATCTCCTTTGTAATGGCTTTTTCAACTCTACGCCCGAGATTAGGCAATTTGTCCTCTAATAGGCTGAATAGCCTGTCGGATAATGTTACTGTTACTTGTAATTCCATCATAAGTGTAATTTTAATGGTTAATTATAGGTTGTTATCTACAAATTTCATAAACTCACGGGCAATGCGTTCGCACTCGTCAATGGAGCGTTTGGGGTGGCAGACGTTAAGGTCAATGTGCTCGTTGGAGTTACGGCTGACGCCAATAATAGGCTCGTAGGAATACGGCTCACTGTCTATGCCGTAGTCGGTGAAGTCATATAGATAGAATATAAGTTGACAGACTGCTTGTTGGTAGCCATATTTGTCAGGGCGGTATTCTATGACCTTGTAATAGTAGGGCCTATTCTTTGCTTTAACTGAGTGATAGCCGTGCTTTTCAAGGTCGGCTATAAATTCATCAAATTGTTTCTGTGTCATAATCAGTTTTCGGTTTTTCCGAATTAATGGGTATATAAAATTCGCAATCTTCATCAACCTCGTTATAGCGAGGTAGAACCCACCAAAATTTGCCAATAGGTTTGGCTACTTCGAGATAGCGTTTGCATTGTTGGCACATTTGCGGTTGGTCTTCGAGTCCGCCACCGAGCTCGTAGCCGAAGCAATAGTTGAAGTCAGTATTCATTGGTTACCTCCTTTCGGTAGTAGGTCATTGATGTATGCCCATTTGGTTAAATTAAAATTCACTACAAACTTTGACCAGTCAATAAGATTTCCATCAAAGTTGTATTTTCTGCCTTTACGAAGATGATAGACATCTATAATATCTTTTTCATTAGTTGCAAGAATCCAAGTTTCTTCTTCCGGTTGTTCACTCGTATCGCGCCAAACCTTGTTTAAGTCAATCAACCCCTCTTTAGGGTGTTTGTCTGCCCATTCTGCGCCGCTCATAAATGCGTGAATATACGTTTTACTTTTATCGCACATAAGCGCAAATGCAAGTTGGCAATTATCTGCTCGGTCACAATTGCCACATTTGCAAACGTCAATCACATTGCAGTAGGCGGCTTCGGAGCATCTTTCTTCTCTTGTCATAGTCAATATAAATCTTCTGAAAATAATTGTTTACTATCTGTTTCTTTAATTTGTTCTGCTTCTTTTGCAATCTTTAATGCTTCCTCTGGGTCAACAAATCTTCCATAAGAAGTATAAAAACCTTGTTTAGTAACATCAAGATGCGATTTACCAAAGCGAGCCAAAATATCATTATGTCTTCTACCTATCTCTATTGAATAAATATCATCAGGAATTTGCGCATATTGACCTAATGTTTGGTAATTATAGGACTTAGGCTTTATTGGCTTTTTGAGTTTAATAGCAGCACAAAGGATGTATTCCATTTTATTTATTTTTTAAAGCAATAATCTGCATATATGTCAATGAATTGCTTTGCAGCATATTCAGCAAGTTCTTTTGATTTTAAGGCGAGCCGCGAGCCGTAGTACGCGCTCGAGTACGAAGAAACGAAACTCGCGCTCGCACACGAAAGACCGCCACCCGCAGACGAGCCATAGCTGCCACGAGCAACCACACGGCACTTTTCCTCATCTGTCATATCGTTATAGTCTTCTTCTGTGATGAAGTCATACCAAGCATACCAACGTCTCTCTCCTTCTACAAACTGAGGTTCCCAGCCTTCATTGAGAGCAGCTGTGATGATACGGAGTTTGAGATAGGCAATAACATCAGCGTCTTCTTGACTTGCAGTGTTTACATACTTTTCGTATGACTTAACAAATGGGTGCTCATTACCAAGTTCAGCACAAGCATCCATAAAGGTCTTGATACGTTCTGTTACATCTTTGGGTGTATCATCAACAAGTGTTAGTACACCATTCAACCATTCTGCACGTTTGCCATCAGGAATTTCAATTTCAATCTTTTTCATTATCTTTTATTTTTACGTAATCTCTTATGCCATACTTTATTTATCATAGTCCAAGTTGTTTATGATATTTCTGTGGTATAAATTGTTTTAACTCGGGGAGTGTGGTGCGCACGAGGTGTACCCATGTTTGCCATCGTGGTAGTTCGTATTGTCTATTAGGTTGCGAGCAAAGTTGACCTTGACATTTGTCGCATCGCAAGCAACAGCCGTGGCACTCGGAGGATAGGTGGCACATTATGCAAGCCATCTCCTCGGTGACGCCGAAGTCAAGTGTAAGTTGATGTGGTTTAAGTGACATATTAATCAGTGTTGTTGCGTTTCATCGCAGTTGCAGTATCTTAGCATGAATTCAATTGAGAGTTCCATTGCGCGGTGTATCCATCGTTGCTCTTGCGGTGTGAACCGGAAGAGCGAGGTGCGAGGTACTTGTGGCGCGGGTGCCGAGGTTATTGTTATTCTTCGTCGTTTCATTCGTTGAGAGTGTCTAATAGTTCCATGGCGCATCGGAATGCGTAGTCGTTATCATCGTCATCACTGAAAGCTTTGATTGTGACCCATCCGTACCAGCGATGGAGTTGAACGAGGTAGAGGTCGATTACTTCATTGCCGCGAGAGTTGAGTGTTGCGTCTAATGAGATGCGATATTTGCGTTTCATGATTTTTTGATATTTAGACGTTGTTTTATGAATGACATTAGTTTTTTCTTGACGGCGTCGACGAGGGTATCGTTGACTTCGAGCAGACGAGGCATGCCGGCTTCGCTCACGGCGAGAGTGTCGACCATTGCCATAGCGGCTTTGCGTATCTGTGCGGTGTACATACCGAAGACGGTCTCCTGCACGCCGTTGCGCCGGAGAGTTGCATCGACACCGGCGACAACATCGTTGATGACGTCGGCGAGTAGGGGGATGGCAACCACTTCGAGGGCTTGTTCGATAGGTATGCGTTCGAGGGCAAAACGGTCGGAAGCTTGTTTGTCGAGCGTTTCGATTTGGCGCTCGATTTCGGTAATCTTGCGTCGCACAATCATGGCGCGCGAAGATGGGACCATGCGAGAGCGCATCAGCTCCGTGTATCGGGCATTGAGCGTGTCGAGGTCGCGTTGTAGTTGTAGTCGTTGGTTTAGCATACTGATTTTTTCGATTGCGTTGTTAAATGGTGGAGACGGCAGGTACGACCCTGCAACCGTGACAGACGTGCGATGTTGCCCAATTCTCTCCTATCATAGGCATCGCTCCGGTGGGCGGCATTTCCCCACTGTCTCGTCTCCTTGTTGCCCCCGGTCGGTATTCGGGGGCGAGATAGTAACTAATAATCAGTGTTAACCTGAGTGGTTTCGCGCCTCTCTTGGCGCCGGGGGCTTCACAGCTGACCCGATTGGTGGAAGCGGCAGGGGCGAACCTGCAACCCGTCCCAAGTTCTGAAGAGCGACCGTGGGCAGAAATCACGGCGGTGCAATTATCGCTACGAGGCATTTCCGTAGCCGTTCGCTTCCATTTGCCCCCGCGATGCAATGGCGCGGGGGCGGTTGATTGCTTGTTTGCAATTTTGCAATAGTTATTACGTCATCACGACGGCATTCTGATAAACCTAGCCATTAATAAATCAATCATTATCATGAGAGTTGTATCACAATGCGGGTTTCGCGCCTCTCTTGGCGCCGGGGTCTTCACAGATTGCCCAATATCTTTACAGCGCGGCGATGTAAAAGCGGATGCGCTGAGTTAAGCCCTCGGCGGCGATGTAGTCATAACTGAATTCGTAGGGCTTCGACCCCTCAATGCGCTTGTTACCGAAGCCGTAGCGGACTATCCTTAGCCACATCTCCTTGAGTTTCTCCTGGGCGGCGCGTTTGGCTTGATGGTTGTTGTCTGCCTGGGTGAAGCGGTGCACGACATGCGCGCGGCTACCATTGATGGTCTTATAGATGGCGTAGTCCATAGTCACTTTATATTTTCATGTTCGGCGAATAGTTTGTTTGCGAGTGCCACGTTGATGCGTATTTTGCGGCCGCGTTGGTCGACGGCGGGCCTGAGGAATGTGTCCTTATATCGCTGTGCGGTCACTCTGCTCACTCCGAAGAGTCGGCAGATACCATCCAAGCCATTGAGGTATTCGCTCTGCCCCGCTGCGTTTATCGGCGCGTTGATGGCCTCTATGGTGCGGTGCACTATGTACTCGGCAAACTCCTCAAGTTGCTCCGTAGTGACCACCATAATCTGCTTGGCGGCTAATTTCATAACTCGCCTCCTTCCTTCAATGCCTTCATCTCTTCGATGGTGGGGCGGAACATGAATGCGTAGCCCACATAGGCAATGCCGATGAAAAGGGCGGCGCTGAAGAGTGATAGCGATGCGATGCAGCGCAGAGCATTGAGGATGCCGAATGCCACCATGAGTGCCGACATTATCAGCTGCACGTAGATGTTAATGCGATTAAAAGTATTCATTGTATTGGGGCTTTAATGGGTTATACGTAATCGTTGTTTGCTTCTATTTGGTGGTGCTTGAGCCTAAGGATGTCCTTCAGAGCTTCAGCCACTCTGGTGTCGTGGGCTTTGTCGGGGTGCATCTCTTCGGGCTGTTGAAACTCGGCGTCGAGCAGCATGTCAAGGTCATGGAGGTCGATGTCGCCGAGTAGGTGGCGGTAGTAGTGCTCGTAGTACATGGTGATTTTAAAAGGGTAGTTTATTTATCATGCAGTACGTTTGCGCCGCTGCGGCGATGTCGTCGGCGGTTGCTACGGGGTTGGCCGTTAACCATTCTTCTAATTCGGTGCGCTTGAAATAGCAATTTTTACCGTTAGGCTTATAGTGGGGTATCGCCCTCGACGCTGTTAGTTTGTAGAGGTAGCTCTTCTTAAGCCCGGTGTACTGGGCGACTTCATCCATTGTCAAAACTTCCTTTTGTACGAATAGCACGTTACGCCCTAAGGCTAATGCCAGTTTGTCTAATTCTTCCTGTGTCATGACTGAGCGTTTTTGGTTAATGTCAATCGGTTGTTAGCATAGTCCGAAACCGCGGTAAACTTGCAGCGCAGTGAATTTTGTATGCGGTAGGCTATCGCCTTACCGCTGTTGATCGCGTCAGCGTCCGGTAGTTCAAAGGTGACGGTTTGTCCCATCTCCATTTTTCGCAGTGCGTCACTTGTCACTTTTGTCTTTTCCATTTTGCCATTTGTTATTTTGTTTGTTATTCTTTTGGTGGAAAAGAATAACTGTCGTATCTTAGCGTTTGGATATATGTAAAATTGGGCTTAGATGTCCGACAGCTTTTCTTATGTCCTGTTTGTTATCCGATGCAAAGATAATAGCATTGTTAATGTCATGCAATAGCGGTGATAATAATTAACCTTAATTAACAATAATATGCAAGACAGACTTAAAGAGTATCTAAGAGTTAAGTCTCTTACATTTAGGGATTTTGAGACTATGTGCGGTCTTAGCAATGGCACGGCTGCACGTCTTAGGCAGACAACAAGGCAATCTACACTTGATAGAATAGCTAATGCGTGTGACCTCAATATACAATGGCTGCTTACAGGCGAGGGTGAAATGCTTGTGACCAATGAACCACGGCTCGCACCCGAAATCAGCTTTAAAGAAGGTGTGCCCTATTACGATGTCGACTTCCAGCTCGGGTTTGAAGAATTTGAGGGGGTCGACAACCCAAATCCGAGATACCTCATCCGCATGCCCGGATATGAAAAAGCCACATTATGGTGTAATGCTTCGGGGCACTCGATGGAACCGGAAATCAATCACGGCGACATCTTGGCACTTCAACGCATCAATGATTTTTCATTTTTGCCATTCGGTGATGTTTACGGATTTATAACCACCAACGGCATGCGCACTATAAAAAGGTTAGGCCGTAGCGCACGCCAAGGCTATTACCGCTTGATACCGACAAACAAAGAATACGACGAACAAGAAATACCAATCAGCTCAATCGAAATGGTCTACAGAGTGATGGGCGCAATGAAAGCATTCTAAAACATTTAATTATGAAAAAGACAATAATCCTCTTTTGTGCTATTTTATTCAGTGCTATTAGCTCTTTTGCGCAATTCCATGATGCGCAAGTGCTTCCTCCTAATATAGAAGTCGGCATCAGCATAATTTCCAATGGCGATACTACAACTATAGAGCCGATAACTTACTATAAGCAAAAAAATGGCGCAGGCGCATTTGTATCGGCTCTAACTTATGGGGCGACTAAGGTAAAAAACAAAAACTTCTATAAGGGCAAAAATTCCCCGAACCAAGTAAAAGAAGGCGACGTAATCCGTTTCGCGTTTGGAGAGATACCAATTGAATTCATTGGCTCACTTTACATGTTCCAACCACAGTATACTATACGTAATTTCTCCCTTTGTAAATTCGACGTAAAGAAAGATAGAAGAGAATTAACTACCGGGGAGATAAGCCTATGGGGTGGAAGTGATTTAGGCGTCAGCGAAAATAATGATATTGAATTTGAGGTCAAGCTTGTCGGTGGTAATATTTATGAAGCGAAAATCATAAGGGCGACCCCCGGTGAATATTGCTTCGTATTTTCAGATAAAGGTGTCGGGGCTTATACGAGCATCTTCGATTTTTCAGTGATAGAGTCCCCCAAATAAATCAATTACAATTTCAGTTCCGGCAAACTGTTAATCGCGGCTTCTTTAAGGCTGTCCACGGCGCGTGTGTACTTCTCAGTGTGCTTTAGTCCGCTATGGCCTAACAGGCTTGCCACGGTCTTTATATTTGCGCCGTTGTTAAGGATATTAACGGCAAATGAGTGACGCGCGCAGTGCCACGTTATATGCTTGTCTATCCCGGCGCGTTTAGTCCAGTGGCGCAATGCTTTTAGACACATCGTGTGCGATGGCAGCGGAAATATGAGCGCATCGCGCTCGCCTTTGCCGATTAGATCTAACAAACCATCGTTTAGTGGTATCACAACGCCACTGGCATTACTGTGCCCCTTTGTCTTGGCTTGCTCAAACGATAGTCGCCGGTTGGCATAATCGACATTAGCGAAGGTGAGGTCTTTAACGTCGCACCAGCGCAGACCGCAGTAAAGACAGAATATAAATGCCCGGCGTATATTCTTGCTTTCGCCCTCGTAGTGGGTTGCTATAAGTTGCTGCATTTCATCGATGCTTAACACGTCCTTTTTAAGCGTATTGTTGTCTACCTTAATAACTATGCCGGCGCAGGGATTTTTTCGTACCACATCATCCTCTACGGCGGCTTTGACTATCTTTTTGAAACGCGCATACAGGGTGTGTGCGCCCTCTCCCTTAAACCGCTTTTGCAGGTAGTCGGTAAAGCCGATTATCATTCCCTTAGTAAGTTGCTGTGGCTTTATCTTTAATCCGCGTGTGCGCTTGGCTTTTTCCTTTGCCGCCTTTTCGCATTGTTCCTTAGTCCAGTCGGGTTTAGGCGTAAAGGTGTCGTCGGGGTCTATGAGATAATCGACGAAACAATTATAGGCGCGTTTGATATGGCGCTTGTCGGCTTTCGTGTATGCCTCATAGTATGCCCACATCCACTCTAGAAAATTAACGTCTTTGTTCTTCTTAAGCCGGTAACCCTCGGCGCGGTCTAATAGTTCCTGTCCCCGCTCAAACCTCATGCGCTTGGCAATCTCTAATGTTTCCTTATTCTGCCGACGCTCCAGCGGTGTGCGCGGTGCTTGCCATAGATATAAACCCAGTATTTCGTTTCGGCGTTCATTCTTTTGGTAGGTGACTCCATTCTTGCTGGTTACTTCCACCTTGCCGAAATAGAATTCCAAATACAGGCTGTCACGGCCGTCGGATAAAGCGCGGCCCATTAACTTGGGATTGTCGCCGCTGTTCCCCTCGATTAAGTAAGTATTATCGGCTCGGTAGTTCTTTTTAGCCATTGCTATTTTATTTTGTTTTCCTTTGTTCGCAAAGGTACAAAAATAAACTCCAATCACAAAGCACTGACAAAGCACTTTTCGACAAAATAAAGGAAAAATATAGAAAACAAAGGAAAATGCAAATTTACTAAACGCTTGATATTATGGGTTTTCGCTTTCGCTTGCTTTCCTTTATTTTCCCTCCAAAATACGGTTTTGTGCTTGTTCCGGGCACAAATAATCCCCTTTAACTTGCTGAGTTAGAGGGGATTTATAATTTCCCCAAAGCACATACAAAGCACTTTTATGCAACTATTAATTAACCAAAAATCCAGAACTGCCTATCTCCACCGGCGGACAATCCACACCACTGCGGCGCAGAGGGCTAATACTATGATGCCGATTGCGATGCCACCTATATCCATTTTGGTCTGTTGCCATCGGGACAACGGCTTTTCGATGGGATATGGCACTTGGATGCGAGCGGTGTCTATGATGGCTTTATATATTGTGTCGGTGTTGTTGATATACTTGAACTTGTTGTGCCACTTGGTGATATACACCGTGTCGCCTTTCTGCATCACCGCCACCGAGTCGCGCACCGCCACCGAGTCAATGCGTATCTCCGTCAGCCGCAACGTGTCGGTGCGGTAGGTTACAGACTCCACAGGGACATATACTTGGCGAGTGCAAGATGATAGCATCAGCACCACAGCCGTTATAATGGCGATGTAGTAGCCGAGTATCATCAAGCATCCGTTGCGACGTGAGTTGTTAGTTGCCATAATCTTAGTGTACGTTAATCGTTATGCGTTCGCCTTTGTCGGCGGCACCTTGAAGGATTGGATATAGGCGCTTGCAAGTATCCATAGACTCGGTAAGGCGACCTACGATTGTGTTGCGACCTACGAGGATGCAACCTGCCGAGTCTTGTGCCGTGTTGCCTGCGTGGATGAGTATGCCATCGAAGTGAGGCACGTTGAGCAATCGTGGTATCCGACCGCCTTTCCACCATTTGTAGCGTGGCTTAACGGAGTACTTGGCGCTGACAATATTCATCGTCACTTCGTACGTGCCGTTGGGGATAGCGGTCTGTGCGTAGACTTTGCGCTCGCCGTTGTCGAAGATGCCGTTGCGGTTGGTATCTCGGTCTTTATCTTCCAACGTGTCGCAGAAGTATGCGCCGTTGATGTATAGCCGACCGATAGTGTAAGTGTCCTTGCGTGCTATGCGTTTGAGTTCAAGTTCCATTATTGTTTATAGTTTATCGTTTATCATTTATTGTTCCTCTCCGCACTTCGCACTCCACTCTCCGCTTTCCTTTAATTCTTCGATAAGCCGTTTGGCGTCTTTTTCGTGGGCGCAATCTATGATACTGCGGATAATATCGGGCAGTTCCGTTGTGTGGCTCTTGCGCCGTTTGGCATGTTCAAGCATTGACTTTGCTTCGACGATGATAAGTCCGACACCGAATAACATTGCGATGATGGGAAGCGGATAGAACGAGAATAACGAGCCGAGGCAGTCAACGAGGAAGCCTATCACGATGAAGCGGAAGTACTCCGACATCTTTGAGGCCGTCACTCGGAGTTTGTGGGAGTGTACTCGTTGGCCTGTCTTGCGAGCCGTATGCACACCATCCCATAGGTCAAGCATAATAGCGACAATAACGAGGATGCACACGGCGAAGAACACACCTACGAATAACAGCATTTTGTCAATATCAATCATCTCCATTGGCTTGGTTGGTGTTTACGGTTCGACATTCTTGGTCTGCTCCTCAATCTCGGCTTGTTGTTGACGTTGGAGTTCTTCGGCTTGTGCGAGAGTAATCTCCTTGTAGTTGTCGGGGGAGTCATTCACTGCGAGATAGATTTTGTCGGAGAAAATGCGCTCTTGGAGCGGTGTGGCATCGTCGGCTTGGGTTATTTTGAAGCCTTTGGTGGGGATAAGTACCCTTGTTGTGTAAGTAGTCTGTTCCATTGTTTATTTGTTTGTTTATTTGTTTATGCGATTGTGTAACCTTTTGCGGTGATTGCGGCGATTTCTTCTTCGGTGAGTACCGCTTTGGTGTTGGCGTGGAGGGTGATTTTGCCTGCGGAGAGTCCGTTGGCGGCTCTATCGTAGGAGTGGGTGAGCAAAGTGTAGATAACAGATTGGCGAGACTCCTCGTCGGTAGTGCCCCATAAGTAGCAGTGTGAGAAATCGGGTATTTGATATACCCCAATATTTTTAAGGTACAAGTATCTCATACCGTAGCACTGATATAGCATAAGATCGCACGCCGTGATCTTGCTCATATTAATCACTTGTAAACGCTTCAGATTTGTGCATCCGAAAAACATTGAAGGGCAACATACCAATTTTGGTGTATCTTCAACAATAACTTCGTCAATACCAGGACAAGTTTCAAACATTAGAGTGGAGTTTACTATATTGCTTATATCTATACCATCGTATTTTAGTGCAGTACAATAACCAAACATACCATGCGCATTATCTATGCGGCTCATATCTAATCCGCATACAGAAACCAAATTCTCGCATCGGCTGAACATATAGACAGCGCTCGTTACCCCATCTAAATGTGGCACATATTTAAGGTTTACATTCTTATTCTGTCGGTTCGTTTTGTCGCTAAACAAATAATCAGCATTGCCGTCACGCACCTTGACTTTGGGTGCGAATACACCGCAATCTTTTAGCGTGTCAATCTCGCCGTTTTCGTACATCACCTTGTACTGATAGGCTTGGTCTATTTGTTCCAACAGATACTTGTAGTCCTCGGGGCTTTCGTAGCCAATCTTGGCGAGTATGCCCTCGCCCCACTGCATTGTTTCGATGCAGTCGGCAATCTCATCGTAGGTAGCATCGGAGGGCAATGTAAAGCCACGTCTTGCCAATGCCGCTATAACTCTTGCTTTGCCACGCGCGCTGTCGGTAACGAGGTTGCTGATGTCCTCAACGGATTGACGGAGAGAGGATGCGACTTGTACGCTGTCGGGAAGTTGTGATAGCAGTTGGTAGTAATCTTGCTGACTGCCCTCGTAGCCTGCGCTGACAGCATCTTCGTAGACGGAGCGGTAGACAACGGCTACTGATGCTTCGACTTCAATGCGTGAGGGACATTCGCCTGCATCGGCAACGAGTTCGATGTCGAGCGGATGCGGTTCGTAGATGTCTTGAATGCCATCTGCGTAGATGCCGTTGGGTAGCAGGGTGTGCAGTTCGACCATAAGCCGCCCTCGGCTGAGTCGGTGATTGTCGAATACAACGTGGATGCGTCCGTTGTCATTGAAGCAGTTAGTCATTACACCGCCGATGCACGAGGCAACGAATGTGTTGACTTTGCTTGCCGTCCAAAAGGTGGCGACAAAATCGTGGTCGGGAAAGGCTACGTCCTTGCGCTCTATTGTACCATCGTCATTATGCACGCAAGTTTCGAGGTGCAGGATGACGTCGAAGTCGGATTTGTAGTTGATGGGTTTCATAGTCTGTTAGTCTGTGGGTGTTAGCGGTTAATCTTCCCTCGCCTTAATGCCCTCGATTATCTCGATGACCTCCGACAGATAGGTTGGCAGGTCGAAGTCGGCAGGTAGGGCGTTGACGGTAATGTTTCCGTCGATGTAGTGGATATTTCCGATGTTGCGTGCCGACACTACTGCTATGCCTTGCTCGTCGGTGTCGGTGGTTTGTACGGTGACGGTGGTGGTTACACGTGTCACCTCGCCATTGGTGCGAGTGACGTTAAGTTCGTAGAACGCGTTGGTGGTCTCGATGGTCTCTACCGTGGTTACGGTGCGTGATTTGATTTCTGTTTCCATATTTTTTTATGCTTTAATTAAATCGTTCTGGTTCCACATTATAATTTTCGGTATGCTCATATCTCCGGCTGTGATAGTGTATAGCACACGGCTATATGTTGTAATGCCGGTTATCTTGTCAGTCTTCCCGATGCACGGCGCCCCAGGGTCGGTAAAGTAGCCTGATAGTGCGGAGTTACATCCCATGTCTGTGTAATACGTCGTGGTGGTCGTGTCGCCAGACTTTGTTACCTTCTTGTAGAAGCGAGTACCCGAGAGCGAGGCAGTAGTCTTGATAGCCGCCTCAGCTGAGGCTTGGGTTGTTGCCGAAATCTTACGGAACTCAACCGTCGTTATGGTAGCCTCAGTAGTGTTCGACATGTCAACGAGAGACGCATCTGAGCCGGCTACCCATGCCAAATCGCCATCCTTGTTAAAGAAGCGGAAGACGGAATTGGATGCGTCGTCCCATCCTATCTCCAGTGCCACATTGTTGTTGGCATTAAGGTAGTCGAGTGGATAGCGTAGCTGGATGAAGCCGGTGGCGAGATTAATGGTGGTGAGATACGGAGTATACTTGGCTGTTTCGGGGTCTTGGTTGCGCACCAGTACCGCGTTGGACGTGAGGTTGCCTTGCTCGTCGACCTCCATGGTCACTGCTCCGTTGTTGTTGAGCACTTTGAAGTTGTCGGCGGTGGCGGTGATAAGCCGATGGTTGATGTCTATGCCGGTGTCGGAGAGTGCTTCGTCGAGGTCGCCGGTGCGGGAAGTCCATGCCGTAGCCGTGTCGCCGAGTTCAAGTTTGAGCTGGGATATTTCGATGACGGCACCGTCGCCTCCACCGATATAATTGCTCTGTAAACACAGCACATTGCGTTCTTCGGTTGATGACGCTCCTATCGTAACTGTACCTTGTAGACGCATAGTGTAGTAGCCGTCATCATCGGGGGCGATACCTTGTTCGGTCAGATACTGAGATGTAATGGTAATGGGAAATCTCGCCCAGCCATGCCAAGGCGCAACCCAAAACTGCATCTTTGCGTTATCTCCAAAAATGATGTTTTTGAAACGCAAAAGAAGGGATAGCGTCACGATGTCGCCTCCGGTTAATCCAGAAACGCTGTATAACGTATGCGCCATTTCCTCCGTACCTCTAAAATTAGTTGTTTTTACATAAGCCGTCTCAGTGCCTTGGGCAAGGTTGATGTTCGACAATGCCATCTGCGACAGACGTAGCGAGATTTTGGATGCCGTCTGCTCTATGGTAGACGATAGAGCTGCATCGCCCTCTTTGCGGTCATATACCTCCTGCGTTATAGCTGTGGCGGTAGCGGTAATTTTCGATGAGTTGGTATTTATTTTGCCGTCGAGACTGGTATTAACCGCCTCCACACGCGCTGAGATTTCCTCGGCGGTCTGTTTCACTTCAGAGATGGTTGACTTCACGGTTGTTATCTCTCCGTCAACATAATCCTCGGGCGCGGCTGTGTATGCCGTCGCTACCTCGCCCTCCTCAAGTTTGAGATTGCGGAATGCAATGTAGTTATATCTACCTCTATCATTCGGCGCGAAACGCACCCATTGCTTACCATCCTTAGTGCCCGTTGCGGTGGCGTCGAACGTGGCGGTAAACTTTACCCACTCATCGGATTTGAGCCGTTGGGGAAGCACCGACCACGCCTTGAGATGCGAAGTGCCGCTTGTAGTAGCGAGATATAGCACCACAATAGCATTGTTAGCGTTACCGGCCTTTATCTCACCGCTGAGTGTGTATGTGCGGCCCTCAATGATGAGTTCCGGGCGGAGCTGGAAGTCGTAGGACTCATAGGTGGGCGATACATTGCCGTTGTCGCCATAGTCGAATATGACAGCCTCGGAGTCCTCATTAGGGTAGGCTCTGATTGTCGGTGGATAGGTGGCGTTGGTGGTGGCGCGCCACCCGGTTGCACCTTGGTTAGTCTGGAGCAAGAGGTTGCGGCCGCCTCCTGTCTGCAACGAGGTGACTGACTGCTGTACTGATGTCAACGAGCCGTTAACAACGTCGAACCGGCTGGATACTTCGGTCTTGTAGTTGGCGAGGGCGCTGTCGGTGCTCGCCGTGATTTTGTAGAGTTCTGTAAAGGTGGCGTAAGCCGTCTTGCCGGTGCCGATGTAGAGCGTATCTGTCCACACACCGTAGCCTGTGAGTGCCTTGCCGTTGTCGGTGATGCCGGTGAGGTCGCCGAACACACCGCGACATTTGCCGTCGAGCGATGCGGAGTTGACGCCATCGTAGCACTGTACACCCGTAGTGGTGATATATACAAAGCCTTGGCGTGAGGTATTGTTGACGTTCCCCATCTGTACCAACACGTCGCCGGGCTGTGGCGGTGTCATGCCTTCGGTAAAATCCTCCTTCCAGAGCAAAATGCACCCGGCGGCAGGGTGTGAGCGAACTTGTACCCATGCCCATCTATATGTGCCGTTGGTGTGGTCGTAACGTGCGTATCTCACAAAGTCGCCCTCAACGAATTGGTCGGTATCTTTGGTGTAGACGGAATAGCCTATATCGTTCTCGATTATCTTTTCTATTACACCATTGCCGTGCGATGCCACGATACCACCGCCGACACTGCGCACCTCCTCAATGGTAAGCTCGGTCAAAGTCAGTCCACGGCGCGCCACTATATAGTCAAACTCGCCATGCGTAAGGCCGTTGGAGTCGGTGAATATACCGGCGCCCTCTCCGGTGAGTCCTCCTGTGCGGAATGACGGCGTAGTAAGCCTCGGTGTGGTGATGCTATCTGTCGCCGCCACATCCGCCGCTCCCACCTTGCCCTCCACCGTAGCATCGCCCCCAATGTACGCATCGCCGCGCGAGGTGATAGTCTCAACCTCGGCATCCCCATCGGCGGTAATCTGCGCCCCGGATGATGCACCAAATGTGGTTCCGCCCTTTAAGACCGTAGCGCCGTTCACCGTCAGCCCATTCTGTAGGCTAATGTGCCCTTGGGCTGTGTCGTCATTGACCTTGCTGAGGAACTGGCCGCGCACCGGGCTATCGTCATCTAAGTCTTGCGCCTTTGCTGCGTAGTCAGCCTCCGCCGAGTGGTCTGCTTCAGCGGCATGTGCGGCTTCATCAGCGGCGAGGGCGTGCTCGGCCTCGGTAGCCTTTTTAGCTTGTGTGGCTATATCGGCACGCACGGCGTGCATAGCTTCATTGACAACACCGCCTATGGTATAACCGTTGCCATTCGTGGCGATACCGCTTCCGCTACTGCCCCCACTTGCGCTTTTGGGTCTCTTAATTATCTTAATGTCAATCATTCCAAGTCTCCTTTATATTTAGTTCCGCGTAATTCTCTCTAAGGCTATAGCCTATACCTTGTGCTATAAACAACTTATCCGGCATTGCCGGGTGTCTGTAACGGTTAAATAGACTTACGTCGCCGGTATCAGCCATCTTATGCGCCATCTGTAATCTGGGCGTGTGGTACTCGGTATAATAGGCGTCGACATACAACTGCTCCGCTTTAGCCGTCTCCTGCTTGTTGAAGTCGTGAATGGCGAGTAGACCATTGCCGGTTGTCAGGTCAATAGCAGTGGATAATTTGGCGCCATTCGACACACCGATTTGCTGACATTCATCTTTAGTCAGCGCGCTGTTAATTTCAAAAGTGATGTCATCTTTCTTGTTGACAAAAGTCTCTTTAGTGTCGCTGACATAAATGAGGTCGTTATCTTCGGTATCGTTGATAAGCCCGTTGTCGCTATACATCTTCACCTCAAAGTTCTCGATAAGGATGTTGCTGATATGAGACAGCAATGGTACGTCGTTTGTCTTCCACTTCTCGCCACGAAACCAAGTGCGGTGACGGTGGGTCACTTCGCCCCATATAGTGTTGACCGGTCCGAGTATTAAGAACTGAACTGCGCCGCTCAGTTTGTCACTCTTGCGCACCGGGATAGCAATACCCTCAGCGTCGATGCCTAATGTGTAGTCGATATTATTCTGGAGGTCATATTCTACACCTATGAGCTTATCGCCAATCTTCGGGTCAAAGCCGATTGTAAAACACTGGCTGAAATATTCGTCGTCGTCGACGCACTCTTCCCTCGGTTTGTAATCTCGCCATTCAAAGTCGCTTATCTGACCGGCCGTGCCGGTCTCTACCACGCACTTATTGCCGATGATGAGCATACATTCCAGCACCGGCACCTTGCTTACGAGGTCGGTGCTGCTACCTTTTGCGCTGTACTTGAATTCGTACAACTGCTCGCCGGTGTCGGTAAATGGCATTAAGCCTATAGAGGTGGATAGGTCGACATCGGGAGTATCAGATGGCGTGTTAGCCTTGTAGTATTTTTGGGTGTAGTATCTATACCCATCGCGCCATTTTACAAAGCCCGCGCGGTAATAATCGCCCAACTCTTCTGCACTTAGACCGTGCATATCCGGATACTTGCCGGAAAATTCGGTTACGGGATTTAGCACTAATTTGCCCGATAGGACAATGTAGTTAATGGTATCGTCGTCAGCCGGGGAGTATACGGTTCCGGTGGTCGGGCCATTATATACTGCGCATGGTGCCGCCGATAATAGCACGCTGTCATTCGGGAACGCCTTGCTTAGGTCATCTTCCTTATTGCCGTTAACACTAACCACGAGGTAGTTGGTCATGTCGACCTTGGAGATAGGAGAGTTGTCCTTGCCGTCGTTTTTGTGCTCAGCCTTACCGAGTGACACAATGAAAGCACAAGGCTTTTGGCTCGATAGATTGGGGAGCGTGTGCTGATTGGTATTATTTTTACAATACTTATTGATGAGATCTACACCGCTATGCCAACCGCCTATTTCGGGGAATATCCATGACGGATTATTCTTGACCTGAATGAACCAATCTGTCCATGCTCCTTTGCCGTATGTTACTTCCTCGCCCAGAACCATCTGGAAGAATGAGCCCCAATCATATCCGCCGGTGCCTTCAGTGGCAAACTCTGTCATGTACTTTTGGCGATTGCTGTACGGCGAAGTCAGCGAGTCTTCGCTTAAGGGACTGTCAATTAGACTGTCCACATCCTCGACATCGCAAGTCAGAGATATTTGGTTGTATACCTCGCCGATGCTGATGCTCGTGTCGGTGTCGGCGGCGTTGCCGATGGTGAAGTCGACAACACGGTGTGGCATGGTAAGTGTCTCGCCTGTGTTAAGTGCCTTCCATGTAATTTCGTCGGTATCGGCTATCAGCGTCTCCCATGAGTAGATGTAGAAGTCGAAGCCATCTTGCACGATGTGCAAGTTCAGGTACTTGAGGATGGCGGTCAGTACGTCCTCATTAGTCCATACATCCTCCTCATCCTCGCCAAGAAAAAGCAACTCCGAGATGGCTATTTGGTCGAATATCTTGTACTGTTCTAATATGTCATTAAGGGCCTTGCTATCATCGTAATAGTAATGCACGGTATTTCCGCCCTCTATATCCAATACGGCACTGACCGAATTGAGGATGCTGGATATTATATCATAGAACGTACGCTGCACGGCGTTCGCCCTCACTGCCTCGTAGAGTACGCCGAGGCTACCGATGTTGCGATATTTGGCATATTGCAGAGCTGAGAGCGCGTCGATGCACGATACCTCTAATTCATCATATACCTCACTATAATTCTGCGAGTAGGCTTGCGGCTCTATAAAGCCGGCAAAAACGCATTTGTCGCCCTTGTAGATGTTGACTACTGCATTCATGCACGGCGCGCAAAATAACTTCGGCATGAATGAGCGAGTCAATAAGCGTATTGTGGCTTGACGCATCAGCAGGTGGTCGAACGTATCATTAACACAGCTCTCTATTGTGACCGGGTCATCGGCAAACATTATGCCACTGCCATTCCCACCAATCTCATATTGTTCTCGGCTGTTATTGTCGGTGTAGATATATACCCTTATGGTATCACCGGATATATTAAGGAAACTTCCGTAAAGATACATGGCTTAGAGTCTTATATTAGTTCGTTTACCCGATTTACTCGTTATGCGTGTCTCATTGGCTAACACGCACACAATATCTCGCCCTGATGCCCTTAGCGTGCCACCCACTATTACCGGTTGGCCAGCCGGGGTTATCATACTGCGCAACTTGTCGAGTGGCGCCACCACCTCGGGGTTGTTCGAGGCACCGGCATACTCTCCGATAAGCCCGACAGTGGGGCCTGACACGATACCGCCGTTGGCGAAAGGTGTTGCGCCCATACTCGTCACTATAGTTTTAGCCGCGGCAATAAATCCTGTAGCGATGCCAAACCCGGCAAATGGGATAAATGCGTGAGCGGCGTAGAATGCCGCCGCGGCCAACTCCATATAGCTTGCGGCGGCTGCTTTGTTAGCCGCTATAACCGGAGTCTGCGCTGCCGCCATTTCCGGTGCAGCGGCGGCTTGTACTCCCTCGGCGACAACAGCCCCGGTCGTTGCGGCGGCCTCTTCTGTTTTATTTGCCGTTAATATCTCCGTTACGCCGGATATTGCGTCGATCATACCTATAATAGCCTGAAGCCCGTCGTAGATTTGCAGGAAGCCATCAACAATGCCCGTGAGCGTCTTCCAGGTATCACCGTTACCCTCCAACGCTTGTGTAAGGCTCTCCACGCCCCCGCCTATACCTTTGACTCCGTTCCACCCACTGCGCAGAGCCTCAAAGGCGCTTTGTCCTTGTTTGCCGGCTTTGCGGTAGGCGTCTTCTAACTTCTCAAGTTTGGCGATTTGGCGATTTATGCCCGCCGCGTCATCGACGCTTGTTGCGTTCAATAGGTCATTTTGGAGTTTGGCGATATTGTCGCCTATCTCTTTCAATGTTTTAGGGGCCTCGTGCCAGGTGAACTTCTCCTCCGTCTTTTCGGCGGCGGTTCCGAGATCGTTTAATGCGTCTATCTGCTTATTATAGGCATTAATTTGATTGTTGATTTTTGTGATGGTATCGACGTCATTTACGTCGGTTGCCTCCAGCTGGCTCCGGAGTATGGCGATATTTTCGCGAATTTCGTTGATGGTAGTCGGGACATCATGCCATTCTTGCATGGTCTTTTCTGTCTCTTTGCCGGCATTACGGACAGCGTTGGCAAGTTTCTGCCAATACTCTATGTTTGCATTAATCTGCGGAGCGGTCTCTATCGTGGCGCCGCTTAACTGTTCTTGCCAGTACCTGACATTTTCATTAATATCCTTAAGCACCGTTGCGTTCTCGCGATAGACGGGCTTTTGCGAGGCTGGCGCCGTTGGGCCCGGTTTTACGCTTCCGAAAGAGCCTTTTAAGCGGGCCGATATTTTCTCCCGCTCCCCGACGAGATATTCGTCCGCATTCTGAAGATCTAAAATCTTTTTCTCGGCCTGACTTTTCTCTCCTTTTCTGATGCTGAGATTTTGCTGCAAGCGCCCGAGTATATCGTATACGCTATAATATAATGTATCTTTGTTGCCTCCGTCTATCGAAAGGGGGATTAGCCCACCCGTTAGATAATCTGCAAGGCTTTTTTCTCCCGCGCCTTCTTCGGTCACGGTGAGCCCCTCATAAAAATAGCGTAGTTTTTTGTCGGAAATAACGTCGCGATTGGCCGCGGAGTCGTTTATATATCTCTGTAGCTTGTCGACTGCGTTTTGCCAATAATCCACACCGCTATTATAGGTTTTAAGGTTTTGTTCCAACTCCAATCTTTCTCCGGCATTTGCTGCGAGCTTATTTTCAATCGCCTTTACTGAAGCCATATCGAGAATGGCATTTTTTGCATTTGTATATGCTTGCGCGAGCTTATCGACCTCAATGCGCTCTGCCGAAATTTGGTTGAAGTAGTCCGGCCACTGGCGCTTGAGTTCAGAAATGGCGGCGGCACGCTCCTTGCGGCTTTTAGCATCGTCTTTAGCTACGTCGTATAGCCGTTGCAATGCGCTCATCTCTTTGGCCGCAATATCAGCTACAGATTGCGAAATATCAGTCAGGGAGTATTTCCAGTCCTGATATTCCTTCATCAGTCGAGCTTGCTCTTCCGCAAGCTCTTTAGCTTTTTGCGCAGCGACATCCTCTGCCTCGCTTGACCCAAACAGAGCCTCCCCCAGCTCGATTAGCCCCATGGTAATCTCAACTATAGGCAACGCCTTTAGTGCCAAGCTTAGTCCTCTTGTTGCTATGGTGGCTTGTCGCGCTAATGTCGTTGTTGCCATTAGTCGGTCGCAATAAGCAAACCAACGAGCTATCCCCGACCTAATTGCCGCTGTCATTGCTACGACTGCGCCCTTTAACCCTATCAATGTTGTATAAAGCATCTTGACTCCGCTAATGGCAAGCCCCAGCACAGCGACCCATTGCATATAAGGCTGTATCACCGCAGCAATTTTGCCGACTGTATCAAAAAATCCCGACATGGCATTTTTTGCGAGTTGCGTATCAGAGGCTGTAGTTTTGAGTACCTCCCCGAAAGCGAACTCCGTTGCACCGGCAGCTTCAGACATTGCCGCACATTTCTCCTCAAACGTGGAAGCCAAATTTCCTGTCAGCGGGATCAACGCACGGAACGACTCTGCCGAGCCGAAAAACTTACCCATTATTTCTTCCTCCAACATTCCTGTTGATGCCGCATATTGCTCAACCTGTTGGTGGAAATTTGTAAGGAACTGCTGAAATCCTCCGGCGGCTTTTATGGCTGCCGCGTCGAATTGTATCCCCATCTCTGCCGCCATTTTGGATGCCTCACTACTCGGCTTAATCAACGCAGTAAAGATCGCAGCCAACTGTGTCGACACCTCTGCTGTATTACCGGATACGCCCGTTAATGTAGCAAAAGTACCCATCAACTCCTCTATCGATACTCCAAGCGTGGCGGCATTGGCGGTAACTCGTGGCAGAGCCTGCTGCAATTCACCGAAAGAGGTGACACCTAATTCCGCAGTCTTCTGTATCATATCCTGGATACCGCGGGCGTCCTCCCAGGCTTTCCCATAATTCTTGAGTATGGTAGAGGTGACCGTAACCACACCCTCCAACTCGGCCCCTGAGCCGGCGGCTGCCTTTGCTGACTGTTCAAGGAAATCAAGCCACTGTGGCTCTTCAACGCCGTTGGATATAGTCTGATATAACCCCGCTGCAAGCTGCTCACGCGCTATGGGAACACGTTTGGCCAATTCATTTATCTGATCGGTCATCTCCTTAAACCCCTCAGCGTCCTTATGGGCCATAGTATTTGCCATACGCATCGACGTCTCAAAGTCCGCATACTGCTGCGAAAATTGCCCAAGGATATTACCAAGGCCTTGTATAGTTATAATCGTCTGTGATACAGTAGCAATGGACTTCGTAAAAGAGTCGCTCATTCTTTTAATATCAGTGTTCAACTCCCCAACAATCTCTTTCAGTGATTTCATGTTGGTCGAGAGTTGTGATAGTTCGGTTGCCCCTTTTACCTGCATCAAAATATCTAAGGCGATAACATTTTTTCCCATAGTCCGAAATTTTTTGGGCGGGTTAAATTTCTTTAATTATACTTAAATAAGTCCTATTTTTTTGTTATTTCTTAATTAATTGCCTATTTTGGAGCACAATAAAATCAGTAAAACATGGGACTTTTAGAGGATATAATTGTAATATTATTTATGACAGTCGCCATTTGCATAGCGATATGCCAATTAATAGACACTTTCCGCCCCGGCGACGGTTCCCCGGAGGGATATGAAATAGACTGGTCTCGCTCCTGGACTTTGCAAACGGTCTACAAGCCTAAGCCACCTAAAGTGATTGTCGTTGAAACCAAACATGATAAAAAGACAGATACTACAACTTCTGTAATTATCGTTCCGCCCACTATCAATGTAAAGGATCTCAATATTAAGATTGATAACACCCCTCCGGAAGAACGAGAACCACCCGAAACGACATCCGGAAAAATGGAAGTCCACAGGAAGTTTCATGAACCAAACTTTGACGACATTACCTGTCGTGAACCCAGTTACGAGGGTATGATAGGGCACGAACCTAACTTCGACATTGACTCTTACGATGATGTCGCAGAAGTGGTGAGGGAAGTTGAGGATGTTGAACCAAATTATGACAGTTGTGACGGTCGCGAACCGAACTATGACTAATTCTTAGCTGTGTTATTAGCAGCTTCAACCGCTTTTATGAATGCCTCCGGTGAGCTTTTTAACGCTACCGGGGGCATCTGTCTTTTATCCGCATAAGGGTTGTCCCACGGTAGAGGTAACAAACGGCGCGCGTCAAGTGTCTTGGTGCTATGTGGTTGCAGCAGCATTGTCACCATCAGTCGTGTACGCTCCCACTCTTCGCGCTCATGTGCCTCTCGACTTTCCTTATAACTACAAGCAATTGCCTCAAATTCGCAAGGTCGTAATAGTAACGTCTCACAATAGCTCAGGCCAAAACGGCCGACTGCTATCCCTATCAGCCTATCAATTGTCAGTTCTTCGCCTTCTTTTTTTTTGCCGGATCTGTCTCTCCCGCCGCCTCCTGCTGTATGGCTTGAGCCCACTCGTTTAATGAACCTATGTCGATGGCGTCAGCAAATTCACGGAATGTCATGTCAAAATCAATCCGCTCTCTGCCGCACGCGCCTGCCACTCGGGCCCATATAAGCACGGCGATGTCACTGATACTGGTAACATCAATCTTACTTAGGTCACGTCCCGTCTCGTCCTTGAAACGAACCGCCGCTCCTAATGTCTCATACGCCGGTAGCTCTCTACCGTTAACCTTTATCTTTATATCCATTTTAGTTAAATTTTATTTTACTTCAAATACAAGTTTCTCGATATAAGCATCGTCGCGGCAATCCTCTACGGAGTCGACAAGAACGCAACTTCGGATCGATAATCCATTATCCTCACAAACAGCATGGTCGAGGGCTTGACTTACTGCTTCGGCAAGAGCCACGGCATCATCATATCCCGCGGCAAGGCATTCAACGCTAATCCGCGCCGTGAGCGACGAGGCCCCACATTTCACGGGCTGCGCTACAAGTTTCTCTCTGTAATAGGTTATGTAAGGCAACGCGGCCTTATCAGTCCAAACCGGAAACACTCGCTGAGTGATTTTCGCAACCTGTTCGTTTTCAAGAAGAAGTGCGCGTATTAATCGCCCTATGCTCAATACTGTCTCTTTCATCACAGCATTCCATATTTTGTTGCTATTTTCTTTACTTGCCGTTCAAGTGCGTCTGCCACCCGGCCAACACTCACGCCAATCTCTGTCGACTCGGCGCGTTTGAGAAAGCCAAGTCCCTCACCTTCCGGCAGGCCTTTTTTGCCAAACATGTGGCCCCTGTTTCGTTCAAAAACGCCTCGCCCCCGCGACTCACGGCTCTTTGTTCCGCTCTCGGCCCACATCAACACCGGTTTTTCTGACCCACTTCTATTAGTGTGAATACCCTTGCGTCGAAGTGTTTTACCTTTTGCCTTCGCGGCCTGTGCCGCGCGGTACTTTTTCCTGCTCCACTTTTCAGGTGTAACGGAAACATAGTACCCTCTCAGTCCTCGCGTTACATTAGCGCGTATCCCGGAGGTCATTGAGGAGGCATGGTTGAGGGATGAGCTACGAAGATTACGTTTGGCAACATTAGCCACCCTACGAGACTCTTCCCTGAGAGCACCCCTAAGAGTCCGACGTAGCTGTCGGTCCGACATTTGGTGTATCAGTTTTTGAAACTGCTGCGTCGAGGCATCTATAGTCATAGGGGTGAGTGTAAGAAAGGTTAATTAAGCAGCATTTTCAGTTAGTGCCGTCTCATCAATAGACACAATGCCATCATTCTCAAGTGAAATAGTGTAAGTAGCATCGTCTTGCCCCGGATCGGTACGCTCCAACGATGTAATTACGAATTTACCTGAGAGATAGGGCTTTAGTGTTGCGCTTTCGGAATTACCGGTTTCGGCGCGCTCCATGCATTTGACCTCAATCGATTGGCCCTCAAAAATCTTAGCTATACACGTTTTATAGCCGCTCTCTGTCTCCTCATAACATACTAAACCATCCGCTTTAATGCTGACGGATATACCGACAATGCCTTTCTCCTTGAAAAGGCCTGCCGACATCGGAGCATTCGCTACAGGTTTTACAGCTCGGTCCTTAGTCTCGGTGTTAACTGTTGTGGTATGTGTAGTACAGTGGCCTACAGGTTTCCCATCAATGTAAAGTAGCATATCGCTACCATTGCAATAACCTTTTTTCATAAGTTGTTAATTTTTTAGTTAGAAAAGTGCTTATTCATTAACCCGTTCACATCGCAGAGTGAGCATGCCGCGGTTACGGTTCGGTTCTATGGCTACTATTGTATATAGGTGTCCCCCCGCTTCTTCCAGCCTCCACCCTGTGTCAACTTGATGGGCGTCGCGAATATTGTAAACTGCCGTATAATCCGCAAAATGTTCCCAGACCTCATCACTTCGTTGGCCTGAAAGTAATCTACGCTCAGCCCACGCAACCACTGTTTCGATGTATTCAATGCGCTTCGCACCGCTCGCGCATTCAGCGGTTTCGGGCTTTAGTAAGCGCACCTTATATTTCATGCGTCCGGCTTGCATCGCTCTATACCAATTTACGATAGGGTTTTACTAATGCCTGTAATGAGTCGGGCACTTCCGACATCTGCGTTGAGCTGACGCTCTCGCGCTGGTTGTACCAATGCGCTGCAAGCATCATCACCGCATGTTTCAGCGGGACGGGGAAGTCGCCGTCATTGTAGCCCGCCAATTCTTGGAATGTGCGATTAGTAGAGGCTACAACTGACGCTTCCGCCGCATCTAACAGATGCTCCAGATATTCGTCATCGTCGGCGAAATCGTCGGCTCTGACGTGCTTTTTGAATAGCGCCAAACTCACTACGGACATAGCAAAACAATCTTAATTACACTTAGACGGCGGCAATCTTACCAAGCATGAAAGCCTCGGGGCGCAAAGTCTTAGTGCCGTAGTCGGCATTAAGCACGAAGTCTACGCTGTCTTTGCGTGCCTGGCTATAGGGGTCGACAATAAAACGGAGCGATCCGAAAAGACCCATAGGCTGATAACGCCAATCACCAAGTCCTATGAACTCAGCCTCGGCACCGCGAATGCAGTTGGTGGTGTAGACGGGCAGGCCGCAGAGCATGCCATTCTGAAGCATCGGGATAAAGATGCCTTTCTCGTTGATGGGGGTGCCCTCAAGAGTGGCGGCCATGCTCTTAGTCATAATCCAGCAAAGAGCTTCTCCGTCGATGCCGGTTTCAAGCAACTTAGCCTTCATGTTGACATTGAGTTCTTTGAACGTGGGGACGGCGCTGAGACTTACGGCGCTGTCTACCTTGTTGACGAATGGCCCTACCAAGTTGGTTGCTCCGTTGACCTTGGTGGTTGAGAATAGTATCTTGTTAAGCAACATGCGGATAGCACGCGGCATAACTTCACGGATAATCATTTCAAGCACGCCGTCGCTCTGATTGAGTGATTGATTGGTAACGGGGATGGCGATACCGACACGCTCGGGGGCGGCTACCATCTTTGAGAATGCAATCTTAGCGTCGGTAAGCGCAACGCCCTCGCCGGCAATCTGAGCCTCGGCAATCTCGTACATGGGCCACACATAGTCGCCGCTCAACCCGGTAGGCATAGGTAATCCTACCTTGTCGAGGATAAAGCCCTCGGTGAGGGGCTTGATTATATCCTGGACGTTGAGAGGTATAATAGCACCATTGGTGATGTCGGACACCATCATAAGGTCGCGGACAAAGATAATCTCCGACTTTTGGCCGTGGGCGGCATTCTCGCGAATAACCTTAACCGCATCGGTGGCGGCGTTGGGGTTCTCGCGGAGATGCTCAGCAGTGGCGGCCTGCATCTTCATCTGCAATAACTGGTTCTCACGGGTGAGGGCGGCAAATTCCTTGTCCTCTGCATCGGTGCGCTCGCGCTGCTCGTTCTCGCAAGCCTCGGCGATTTCACCGATACGGTCGCAGTTGGCTTGATATTTGTCTACCAAGCTACGAACGTTGATTTTGTTTGCTCCTTTTTTCATTTCAGATAGTTTTTTGGTTATTATTTAATCAAATCTTGCTTAGCAGCGCAGCGCATTTCTCGCAGCTGCTTACGCATTTTATCCATGTCTTTTAATTTGGTCTTGCCCGCCGGTCTTTCCATCTCTCGAAGCCCTGAAGTGAACTCACGAGCCTCGACAGATGTATCAGGATACGCGGGGTCGGCGGCTAATGTGAAATCATAGACTCCGGTGATGACCCTAACGGTATAGGTTATATGCGTCTTACCGTCGACTACTTTGGCGCTACGCGCTACGCAATCATCATCCCAGTAGCGGGTAGTGAATGCGAAACTGCACCCGGATATGTCGCCGCGGCTTACCAGTTCCAATGCCTCATCGCCATTGGGTGACTTAGGCAATTCAAGATTAAAGCCCACGCCCTTGTCATCGACGAAATACTCCAATGTCCCGGAGCCCTTGTTGCTACGGCCCAGTATCAATTGCCGGTCGTGGTACATGGTGAATTTAATATCACATCCATCCAACAGCTCCTTGGTGATAGCCTCAGGCGCAATCACCTCACGAGCTTCACCGTCCTCATCCACCCATAAAGGCGACGACGGGGTGTTGAATAGTATAGCGTAGCCGGTGATTGTGCGCGATGGTGCGTCGCCACCCGACTCCCTTACTCGCAATTCCGCATTGTCGATGCGGAGCATGCGTTTCACTTCAGTGTCTTTATTCCTTTTCATCCTCGGTGTTGTTATTATCAATATTGCCTTCCGACGCTGAGACTCCTATCTCGCTGATGCCTCTTAGGTTGGCGGAGATAAGTGGTGTGTCGCCGCCGCCAACCGATGGTAAATTGTTCATTTTGCGCACTTCGTTTATGCTCGCTCCGGTCTGTAGCAACTTAGTGCCATAGTCCATCATTCCGCTAAGGTCGCAGGCAAACAGCTCACGCCGGTCAAACTTAAAGGCATATTTGTGGCATAAAGATGGTGAAATAAGTTTGCGCCTGAGCTCTATCTCGATGTTGCGGAGTAATGGGTTAAGTGTGTGACTTAAAAAGTCCACATCGGCTTGCTCGACAGTCTTGTAGTTACTGCTGGTGTCGGCGTAGACGAATGTTGGCGGCACGCTGAAGAAGCGGCAAATCTCGATTACCGTGAACTTACGGCTCTCCAGGAACTGCATATCGGTCGAGCTGAGCGAAATCTGCTTGAAGTCTACCTGACCCGGTAGGCTGACAATCCTTTCGCCCCGCTGAAATCTGCTATCCAAATTCTCGGCAGTCTTTGACAGCTGCTCATCCTGATACTCGCCGAAGCCCCTGACCGTGGTGTCGTTTGACACTATGCCTCGCACGTTTCCGCCATTGGCGAAGCGGTTGTGAGTCTCTTGGTCGCCGGTGGCGGCTATGTCGGTCGTCAATCGGGCGTGCGTCAATACGCTTACCCCTGTTTTGATGTTTTTAAGGGTCAGCCCTTTGATGTGTATTATCTCGCTTTCGGTGAACGTGCCAAATATGCCGTTGCTTGTGTCGGTTACCTTATAGAGGTCATTTGACGTATCATGCTCGACCGTTCCACGACCACATAATGCGAGCCTGTCTAATTGCATTGTCGCATTGTTGTAGACCGGCACGATATAGGCGTTGCCGTCCAACAATATCTCTTGGACTACCTGGCGCCAGAACTCAAAAGCATTAACAGCTACATCCGGTTGCACATTCAGCAGATAGTCTAAACGTGTATTGCCGGCGTCGACGAATATACCGTCTTTGCGCTTCAAGAACTGTAATGGCAGGTTGGCGACGCTCTCGCTGAGCAGCTTGACGCAGCGAAATACGGTGGCGATGCTCATAGCAGCGGTGCCGCCATAAACGAATAGCGGCGTCGCCCCGGTGCGTGCGGCACCGGTGGCTACGTCGGCCTTTGTTTCGCGCTTGAAAAATCTTAGTATGTTATGCCAAAGCCCCATTAAGCAATATTTTATCGCATAAAATTAATAATAAAAATGGGACTTAAAAAATTGTCTTATAGCCTGTTATATTGAATGTATTAACCTTTATTTAACGCTATTTTATTAGGTTTGGATTTTTGGTAAAATTGCTTTAATGCAATAATATTTATTTTACTGAGATAGATATTTGTAAATTGTAAAATTTAACATTATTTAAACAATAAATCTATATAAATATTTGGTTATATAAATGATTATTTATATGTTTGTAAAACAAAAACAGAAAGGAGGTGTGAAAATGACATGAGTAGAAAAAATTGGCTGATTTACCGAATATTTGATTTATTGGAATTGCTTAATCAAACATCGAAAAATCAGCCGATAATCCGCCAAATCCAAGGTCTACTTTATGAACTTTTGGATGACTAACAAAAAGCCCTCGGGTGACAGACGAGGGCAAATTTACTAAAAATCTTCAAAAGCCTTACCTTATGAGCGAGAAAATAACTTTAGAGCAATTGCGCGATCCCAATTTCCGCCGTGCGCAAAACATCACGATTAAGTCAGGCGCCGTTTTCGTTGCCTTCACCGAACTTAATGGCATTATCAATAACGCTGCTTTAGCCCGCCAATATTTCCATCGTAGTTCGTCATGGATTTCCCAGCGAATTAACGGCAACACGGTATTTGACAAAAAAGCCGGTTTCCGCCCGGCGGAATACCAACAACTCGCGGATGCGTTTCGCGACATCGCCCGCCGACTTATCGCGCATGCCAACGAAATAGATACCGCCAATCTCGACACGGCGGAATGAGTAAAAGCGATTGATCGTTAAGGCCAATCGCTTTTAAGTTTTTATCTATTAGCGCGTATAGTCGATAAACATACGCATGCACATCAGCTTGGTTATAACGCCGTCTATTTTTTGCGTTTGCTTGCGCTTGATAGGCTTGCAGTTCTCAAGTTTGTCCAAGTCTAAAACGGCATTGCCGAAGCAGTAATAGTTTATCGGGTTGTCGTTGATAAATACATGCCCTGTCTTCGCGCCGTGTTCAAAGCTCTCTACCGGAGCGGTAAAATTGCCGTAGGTTTGTTTTACACCGGTTAGCACATTATCCGCTCCGGAGGCGGCGAGCATGTTGATTACTTCTTGGCTCTTCCATGGGTCATAGCCTATACCCAAAATGCGTACAACTTTGTTGAGGTAGAGCACATAGTCGACGATAGCACGGTAGTCTATGACTTCGCCGCAAGTGAGCCTTAGATAGCCTTTTCCGGCCCACGCCCGATACATTCGCTCGTTGGGGTGCCCGGATAATGCCCCTTCCGGGAAGAAGTAGGCGGTGTGAAAGTGAAAGTTTTTATGCGCTACGTCATACATGCCCATTGTGACGGCGCTGAAGTCGTCGCTCTCCGATAGGTCTATGGCGACCATCGCATCCGGTCGACCGGTTATGGCATCCAACTGCATAGGTCGGGCGATACTTCGGGCGAGCGTGCTACTTATCCAACTGCGCTGCTCGTTCTCGGCATATACATTGAGTAACTTGGTCCTAAATGCTAACATCGCATCGGCGCCGTTGCGCAGCGCGTTCTTGTACTCCTGCCGGTAAAAGTCCATGCTCACCGTTACGCCCATGTGGGGCTGAACCTTCCGCCACGTATCCTCCGAGTCCTCGGGGTCATCTATGTCCGGCTCAAAGATATGGGCAAATATAGTATCATCCTCAAACTCACCAAGCAACACCGCTTTGTAGCCTTGGAGCATCTCGTAGAACGGGCCATCAAATACGTCGCTGGCGGTTGTGATAATAACGGTCAACGGGTTCTCTCGCACGCCCATAGACGTTGTAAGCACAGTCAAGAGACTGTTATCGCGCGCTTGGCTGAACTCATCCATAATGACGGTGCTGGCATTCAATCCGTCTTTAGTGCGAGCGTTGGCCGTAAGACACTGCGCTATAGCCGTACGGTCTTTGCGCTTGCTCTTAATGGTCTGCTCGTTTACAGTGTACCGCCGCTCGTTAGGGTCTAACTTGCGCATGCACCCGCGTATAACGTCGAAACATTTCTTCGCCTGATCATTGCTGTTTGCCCCGGTATAGCACTCGGCATTAGCATCACCATAGAGCAAATCGTATATCGCCAGCGACGCACTCGACGTGGTCTTACTGAACTTGCGTGGCACATACAGCACCGCTTCATGCACTACACGCCGTCCATTATGCCAAAATCCGTAGATGTAGGCGAAGTGGAATGCCTGAACGGGGGTTAGCTTATACTTCTGCAGCCCCTTCTTTCCGGGAAAGTATAGGTTTTCGTACAGCGTAAAAAAGCGTTGTATTTCTGTCGTATTAATACCGTATTTGTCCGCCATGTGCAAGAAGCGTTTAACCGCTAACTGCTCGTAGAGGTTGTGGGCGTCGGGATGTCGGGCAACTTCTTTGACGTAGCTCTCCAGCCTCACGTCAACCTCCCGCAGTTTATAGGCACCTATCCGCGCATGCGCAAGCCAATCCGTCACGTCGTTTTTTGCATTGCGCAATTTGTCTTTTTCCTCTTCGGTCATCTGCTAATCTTCTTTGTCGGGTTTGACTATGTTTGGCTTTCTGCGTCCCGCGTTCTTGACTTTTTTGGTCAAATCAATCAAGGGGTCGTCCTCATCGGTCCCGGTCAACTCCTCGGCGGTTAGCCCTAACGCTTTCATCTGACGAGTGACGCTGTCCTGCGCATCTTTTTGGATTTTGAACACCGGGTGGGGCGCCAGTGTAGCATTGCCGTAGCGCGAGACTACCTCAATTGTTGTTGCCTCCAAATTGTCGATCTCCTCGTTGGCTTTGTTTAGTGTGCATAGCGCCCCGGCTAATGATATAATCTGAATATCAAGACCTTTGCTGTATTTTCCTACGGATTTTAACGCTTTAATGATGTCGTTCTTATAGTCAGATACTTTTTTATTCATGCTATTGTTGTATTTTGTTGATTATTAGACGTTTGCTTAAATTCAAAAAACTTCACGCGCAAAAACAAAGGTGGGGGCGAGATTTGATTGAGGGCGGGGTCGCTAAAA